GGTTATGATGAGACCCCAGGACACCTTCCAGGCCCCCCGGCAGCGGCTTCGGCTCTACCACACCCCTCTAACGGCTCTCATGCTGTTGCCCACCATCTACTACAATCTCCTCCTAGTACTGCTAGGTGTTCCCAAATTCTTCCTGTTGATTGCCCACCTCAACATTTATCACCCACTTACCCCACCTCCCACCGCTCCTGGTGGTTGTTGGAGACAACTCTTGTCCCCCCATCGGTCTGACGATCTGGATTATATACAGTATCGATCCTCAGCCGCACATTGGGTTGGACGTGAGACCTTACAATTCCTCCACAAAACCTCGGCTGCTGTCGCACATGCTTACCCCGAGTATGCCTCTATCAATAACTGGCCATTCTTGCGATTGGTTCGTTTTGAGCGTGGCATTTATCATGTGCTTCCATTAGATGACATCCAACATGGCCGGCTGTATCGAATTTCACGCATCCCTAAGGCTTGGTACGGTGCTGGCCCAACTGACCCAAACTTTTTCTCCGATTCCGGCCTGCGGAACATTGCACTTTCCTTGCATATGGGCCCCTATGCCAATGCTGTGAATACAGCTCGTCGTGCCGCTCCATACGCGGTTGATAAGAAGCAGCTCCACTTTCTCACACGAGCAGGTATTGACCATCCCCCACCTATGGCGACCAGTCATCCACATCCTGTACATTATGCTCTTGAGAATCAGTCTCTCAATTTGGTGTCCCGTATGTTGGGTGGTCGGTGGCATGCCTTGTTTCTCAACCCTGCCAAGATCAACTATTTGAATACCCTCGGTGCCACGGCCCCGACGGGTTTCTTTAATCCACGGTATGATGGGAAGGACGTTACTCGTTACCTCGGCACCAACATTCCGACGATGGTGTCGCCCAGGTCCTCATCTCCGGTGTGGTTTGCCCACGATGTGCTGCACCACTTATCACCGACTACTGTTGGTGGGTGGTTTGATAGCAATCCATCCCTGCAGTATCTCATATGTACTACTGTGATCCCACCCGAAACTGTCTTTGGCCTTGAGTCGCAGCGACCTGCTCTCTATGATTTCATGGTTGAAGGTGACACATTGACGTACGTGCCTGAGGGTGATGCTGGCGGGGTTTATACACAGCCGTACTCTGCACGGCGTTGGCTTTCTACACGTGAAATCATTAGTCCAGCCAATTTGTGTTTACACACCGCCCTCTTGTCCACCACCTATGCTCATCATGTGATGATGATCTCAAGACCACTTCTGCAGCCACAAAAGACTCGTGTTTTGGACATGGCCGACCTGACGGTCATCCCTTGGCAGGCTCATCCTTGGTCCACTATGGAGCAGCGCCTCACTTTACCTTCACTGGACAATGCACTGATAATGTATGCAACTCGCGTTTCTGCTACCAGTATACGCGACCTACATGCCAAGGTTGCTGCCCATGCGTCAGAAACTTATGACAAGTTTCCGGCCAGTTACGTCCGGGCCGCGGTCCTGCATGCTGTTTGGCTTAGAGCGATCGATTATCATAACAGGATTTCAGTTGTGTCGTTTCTATGGATGAATTTGCTTTACTTCTCATCCTTTCCATTCGTCACTCCAGGCTGGTTTTGGCAGTCGGTCACCTCCACCCTGTTCCAGCAGAAACATGATAAGGCTCGTATCTGGCAGACCCATACCAGTTCGTGGATATCTCAGGGTGATGATTCCGTCTTGCCAGGTGTTGACGCCCCGTATTGTAAATTGGAGATGGACTACTATCAGTTGCCACCAAACCCCAACTTGCGTGAGCGGTTTACCGTTCTGTCTGCCAAGCTGGTTATCTGGCTAGGGTTGAAAACAGCTGGATTTGTGCTCCATGGCTATATTCAGCCCATCATTTGGGCCATCCCTGATATTGTCGATTACATCCTTTATCATATGGATATTAGTGTTTGGCAATCACCAGTGGGTATTTTGATCTCGCTCCTCATCTATTGGTATGGCATTCACGGTCCTTCCATCCCCTTACCGTTTCGAGGCTTATGGTCTTGGTTCAAGATTCAAGTACAGTGGCTGTATGCCTGCATCTTCTTTTTACCCAGCGCCAGACTACCATTTTCGGTTGGTTATTCTTGGTCGTATATCATTACATTGGACATGTACCTTTTGACTCATGCCTTCCCCAAGTTTCATCCAGTCACCATTTTGATGGAATCTTTTTTGTGGTATACACCTGATTATGGCTCCTTGCGGCCTGATCCACATGGAGATGTTGTTCATTTGGAGCCTGCGTTCAATATCACTGCTGCCACTACCACCCACCAACACCGAGTTGCGTACATTCAACTTGTTGGTTACCAACGGCTGGAGTGGTGGCTAATAGCGTTGCACTTCACTGCTTTTTGCCTGTCTTTAATACCTTTGGTCCTTCAGTGTTGGCGCCGGCGAGCTTATAGCCCCATTCATGATTGTGAGGCTCAGACTGATTGCTTTCAACCATATCAGAACCCGCCAACACCGTCTGAGAGTACCAGTGCTACCAGCACTCCTCCGCCTAGTCCCCAACTTTCCCCTTCCACGGCCACCAATTTTGAACTAAGCCCCAACCCTAATACTGGTTGGGTGGATGTCGACTTACCTGCGGCTCCAGCGGCCATGCAACAGCCACCGGATCCTGATCCTGTTATTCCAGCTATGCCTGTCTTGAATGTTGCAGATCCGTATTCTCGGTACAACATCCCACCTCTTGCGTTTGATGATTTTAATGATTGGGCGCAACTTTTGAGTCGGTTGGCGATCCCACCAAATAACTTGGATGTGAACCAAATGTGCTTGTGGGACTGCCTGTCTGCCACGTTGGGTGTAGATGGCAGGCTGCTGTATGGCAATTATGTTGCCAGTCTGCCTCCTGCACAGCGTGGTGCACTGCTAACCGGGCAGGTTCTGCATGACCAGATTCCGAGAATACTGGCACATTTCAGGCTTACGTATGTTGTGCGTGCGGCCATTTCTGATGAGGATGGTTGTCCTCGCAGTCCCGGTAATCAGCAACCCCTACCTCAGTTCAACCCACAAGCCCCACCCTTGTTTGAGGCGGCCGGATCCCCCACATATCCAACCCTTACTATGTTCACTCAGCTCAACCCTGAGGGTACCTACCATGCAACCTTACAAGCGCACCCTACTGTTAATGTCAATGTGCCCCCCCCCGGTCGTGACGCCTGGGTTGGATGGCCCTCCATCCTTGTACCTAGTGTTGAGGTTGGTGAGGTGGTCAATATTCCCGCTCGGGCGTTTGCTACCGTCTATAACAGGATGCTTGGTGGTGTCACAAACTTTCTGAGCCGTAATGCGGCCGCCGGCCGCTTTGCGAATTTTGTCCTGCCCGCCGTACCTGTTCGGGAGCAGATTGTCATGTATGTGCCCACCGCCAATGATGGCGCCCATGCCCATGGTTTGGCTTCGGACATCACTGTTAAACCCAATGTCCTCAACCTTCATGAGTTCAACATGCATGATACATCTCGAACCATCAAACAAATGGCCAAGGACTGGCAACATTTTATACAGACCGGGCAGGGTCTGCCCCGAGCTCCAGTTCGGCTACATCTGTTTCATGGGGCATATGGTACCGGTAAGAGCTTCGCCTTGTCGGCGGTGCTTCGGGCCGCGCATGCGGTCAATCCATTTCATTCGGCAAATTTGGCATTCCATACGTGGGATCATGATCTTCGTGAACCACTGATGAATGGCGTCCTGGCGGCCTTTCCAGGGATTGGACTGCAGCCCAATAACTTTATGACCGGGTGTATGCCACTAGCTTTGCCACGGGCTGGTACTGTGGTTTTTGATGATGCCGGCAAGTGCTGGAACTCTTTTATACCTTTGTTCATAGCCTGCAATCCTGGTGTCACCGACATATATCTTACATTCGATGCTGCACAAGCCCAAGGCGTCTTCCCCGAAGCTCCATCCATCTCAAGAAAACACCCCGCTACGGGGGCATGGCTGTCTAGGCTTAGCGACTACTATGCCACTTTGGTCCTGCGCACAGCTCACGACGTGACTGAATTGTATGGTTTTCCTATTGCCCCACACATCCCTGGTCGCATTATCCATCGTGGTCAGATCATTATCGTATCGAAATCCCCAGCGGGTGTTCCACTTCTCGCTGTTTCACCTCGGTTCACTCAGACCCAGAATATGGCCGGGCAGGTTGCTGACACTTTTACCGAATGTCAGGGCCATACCATCTATGGTGACGTCTGTATAGACCTGGGTGGACTGACGGCCACTGCGGCCGAGGCTTCAACCTGGACTGCACTTACCCGGGCTACCGGCAATATCTATCTCAAGATGGGTGCCTCCATGCCAACTGCCGCTCTTATCGAGAGTGGGTGGTCCTCCAGCCAGATATTGACCGCTATATTAACTGTCGCGTCAGTAGCAAGGACCCCCTACATTACAGCTGCTGTTGACAATCAGCATCTTATCAAGTCGGCTGTCATGTCACATATTTCCCGTAGTTTATCACCTGCCGCTGCCGCCCGTTTGGGTATGCCTGCCCCCAACCCCATTGTCGGCGTTCGTGCTGGCGTGGGTGACCCATGGAGGTCTGAGTGGTTGGAACAGACTGATAAACCAAGTGAGATTTACACAGCAAAAACCCATCGGGCCGTCCGATTGAAGGGTAGGACCAACCCATCACCAGCTTTCTCTCGCCATACAGTCAAGCAACTTAATGAACCCTGTGTCGTTGCCGACATCGTTCGACATCATACTAGTCTTCCAAACTCTAGTATTTTGAACACCGAACCGAGTCAGTACCGCCTGCCACCGGATCCAGTGCTCACAGCTGTTCCGGACCCCATGCTGGACATGAATCCTCCAACGGATGATATCCTGCGTGAGATTGTCGTCCCCGGTGGTGCTAGTAGCTTCCAGCATATTGTTGATGGGGCACCTGATGCCCTTCATCATGTACGTGCCGACAGGGTCACGGACGAAGCAGGCATGAATAAAAGGATTCGACGCGGCCATTACGATGGTGGGTGGTCGACTAATGACACCAAGAGACTGAAGCAGCTCAAGGCGGGTTTCAAGAAGTTTTTCGACGTGGGCTCTTGGAATGACCAACCCTTTGATCATGGCATGATGGAATATTGTACGGATGCCAAGCTCTCGAGTTGGGCCTCCAAACGCACAAAGAAAGCTCTGGAGTATAGTGTGTTCAAACAGAATTTGGACATGCCTTGGAATGTTGTTCGCCTGTTCCCCAAAGGTCAGTACATCAAAAAGAAGGCCAAGTGGCGTGGCCCAGCTTTTCCTAGCCAGACTATATCAGACTTCAACTTGGGACGTATTTTTCATGACTCACCCTGGGCCTTGTACCTTGAGACCATGGCGTTGAAGTATGCGTACGATTCTACGTACCTCCATTGCAGGGCATCACCTGATCATCTATCTGCTTGGTACCGCAGGCACTGGATTCCCGGGTCCCAGATGGTCGCTTGTGACTACACTTCCTGGGATTCCGGTATGGACCATGTTACTGTTGAGTTTGTTTGCTGGCTCATGGCGCTGAACCATTTTCCGGAGGATGAGATTGACTTGTACCGGTTCCATAGGTATAATACCTCATCACATCTAGGTGATCATCTCCCCCGGCAGGAATCTGGCGACCGCTGGACGTGGCTGATCAACTCTTTGGTCAATGCGGCAGTGACAGGTGCGGCCATTGACTGCCCACCACGTACACCCGCCACCTTTAGTGGTGATGATGGTAACGTTCTTGGACGCTGGTTTACAACTGTGGGCTTTAAGGTCTCTGACTGGCTCATGAAACCCAAAGTGGACCGTGGTACCCGCTTGGAGTTCTGCGGGCTCATTTTCGGCGGGCCTGACATATCTTATGATGATGCTGTTGTTCATTGGCGTGCTCGGTTCGGCCTCCAGCAGGGCCGGAACGACATTGACTATTGGCGCTCTATACGAGACGCCATTCGTGAATCCGCAAGTAAGCTTGGTACCTCCACCACGGCCCTTTCCAATGCTAGGCTGCAGCTTCATCGCGCCGTGGATTGGTTTTCGTTACCACAATCACTCAAGCTACCGGATCACTACCTGGAAGCACCCATTCCCGATGCAGTTGACCATGTGTCTTCACTTTTTTCTAAATTGTTAGCGCCGATTCGTTTTTTACTGTTCCTGTGATGGTTGCAAATTGAACGCCAACTCTGTCCGCAATGACATTAAACTACACATTGACTTCCGGTCATCTTAACTGGACATCCCAGCTAAAATAGGTCCACTTGTAATGAGTGCATATGGTGTATCATGTCCCTTGAGCCGGGAACTACATGATGCTGATCGCCGTGATCGGTGGAACCGTGTAAAATGGGGTACACACTCCACACGGCAATACCGAGCTGAAATTGCCCAGATCCCCTCTAAATTCGTGTCCACCTCTGGAGTGCCGACTCCATGTGCCATGTACGGCTTGGGTCGCCGTGCTGTGTATCGACTGCAAGGCGAAGGGCCTTAGCACATCCAACTTCGTGCTTTGGTCTTAAAGGTACAGTCAGCCCCTGGGTAATTCCCGGGTTAAAGGTGCCCCTCAATGCATAGCTCTTCGGACCTGCTTTGCCCCTGCGGAACTCAGTTTCTTAGTTCCAAGACCTTTGAAGCCCACCGAGCTAAAGGAAAATTCTCTTGCACTTCTGGCAATATTGTTGACGATTTGGCACCACTCCTCCAGACTTCTTTTCCATCCGGCCCTGTGTCACATCCTCGTGAGCTTGACTCATACGACGGAGACCTTTTACATAAACAGGACTTGAGGGCCTACGGCTTGACTCCCTCGGATCCCCTCTTTCTTGCACTTATCGAGAATAAGAATCAGGGCAAGTATCTCAGGTCGTATTATCCGGACCTGGTCCCCTCTGGATCTCCCTCTGAGCACACTCTTGGATCGATCTTTGAGGCACAATTTTCAACTAGCATTGTTTTTCGAGCTACTTATATTCTTCGTGTCGATCGTGGTTATTCTTAATGGCTGATGCAGCTGCTGCCACCGGAGAAACTGCCTGGCTCCATACTTCTAGGGCAGATATCAAAATTGTGCACTCTGTAACCACTAAGGCGGGCGTTTACCATTTTGATTTGAACGAGCGTGCTGAAGTTTTAGCGTACACATCTTCACGTGGTCTTGCCCGCGTTTGTGGACCTATAACCTCCAGCATTGTCGGTCCAGCGTCTGCTGATTTGGTGATCTCCGCCAGTGCTAGTATTGTTCCTACTGACGTCACACACTGGCCCAGCAATCTTTCTGGTGTCAGAGCCGATTCATTTGCAAAAAACTTTTCAGTGTCAGCCCTTACCCCTGTACCCACTGTTGTTTTGGAGTTCCATCCGGCCATTAACCATCAGCTCAAGCCACGTCCTTTTCTCGGACGCCACCCTGCTTTTCTGGCCGGTTGGTCTATCCAGACCACCTCTGCTACTGTTGCGGTTGATATTGAAGTGGTTGTGCCACTTGAGTTCTCTGGTGTCGATTGGATAAAGCCTGCATCATGGGTCTAACCACTCTGCCACCCCTTGAACCTTCTATGTCTCTTTGGTTTAATGCTTTTGTACTGAATATTGTCGGCAATTTGCCTCGTGTTGCCCAATCTACTTCTTCTGAGCCCGAACCCATCAATCCTTCACCCGCGCCCCCTGAGCCACTTTTTGAGGACGCCGATCTTGCTTGGGCTAGGGCACATCCCTTACCTGCTTTCATGGACGCTGGCTCCAATTATTTCGTTTTGCCCCCGTCTCATCACGGTCATTCTTCAATGATGTTTATTCCTCTGTCGGATCCTCCCGCTCCTCGCTCCTGGTATTATAAGGTACTCCTAACCGTAGAGGGTGTCACCAACCCCATTTACCTTACCTTTAGTGAGAGGATGTATGATACGCCACCAAACATTCTTATTACTCGGCCTCCCTTGAGTGCCAATTCAACGCCTGCGACTGCTTGGATGGCTAATTCTGCCTCAACTCTTCAGCTACCTGCTGGGGCAGTTTGGTCTACCGAGCCCTTCCCGTAATTGTCGTCTTGTGTTGTAACCGCGCATGTGGTGCGGTATATAAATTACCATAATTCCACTCCCTAGGGCTTTACGCGCTTTAATTCGTTTCGTGTTTAACATTTTCACTCGTTCCGCGTATTGTTCTCCAGTCTCTGAACTGGTCGATAGAAC